TTTTTGTTCATCATAAAGTATTCTAAGTTAGTTCATAGAATTGTCAAAAAGAATTAGATTAATATTTATTCATAATAAAACAAAAACCTCCGATAATAAAAATAAACGAGCGGAAAAGTAAACTACCAGGCCAAACAAAACGAACAAGCCTTGAAAGGTTCACACAAGATTAAAGATCTGGTGGAGATTGTTTATATATCAGTAGTTTTTTAACATACCCCCCATCAAGTGACAAAAAGAGGACAATTAGCTGTCGTTTTTTATAAACCCTACCTACCCGACGGGGAAAGTTGACAAAGTTCTATGTACGTATACCCCTTCACATTTTTTTACCAAAAATAAAAGGTATTAGTTTGGAGAAGGTAGTCTGGAGATAGCTAACTTAAACCTTACCTAAACAGCACATTTAACATGTTGTTAAGTAATTCTTATGCCTAATACTAAGTATACTTAAAGTTATACTCTATAACTATTTTAAAATAACTTACTCCTAACTTCTTTATTACTTATATTAATTAGGTTTACTTATCTTACAATCATAATTACTGATTTCTATATAAGTAATGGTTTTTTGACCCCCCTATAGTCCCCCCTTTATCATATATGTAACAGAATTAATTTCCCTTTGTTTTTTGTATTTTTCTGAGTTCCTTTTTGATGACTGGAAGAAGGATACTATCAAAGGCTCTTACAAGGGCTTCTTCTTTGTTTTCGTCATCTAGGAGGTAACTTAGACCTGAGAGTGCTAGGGAGGCATGATAGGCTTCGTGGAGGATTGTATCGAGCCTTTCCTGTGTACTTAGGTTCTCCCTTACTGTAATGATCTTTTTGTCTACGTCGAGGGTTCCAAAGTCTTCTAGGTTCTTTTGGTAGGTGATCTTGTATTTTTGACCACCTATGGTGATTTGGCGTGGTTTATAGGATATGCTCATCTGCCCATTGTTTAACGCCAAGAGCTATGGCTTGGCTTAGAGTTGACTCTTGATCTGCGAACATTATCCAGTCCTGCCAGTTTGTACCAAAGAAGGGTTCAGTGATAATTGCAGGGCAGTGTGTAGTTCTGAGAAAGGTTGCACCTCTTGATCCCTTTGCTAATCCCTTTACGCCTCTGTTTGTTGCTAGTGGAAAGTATCTTCTGCATCCCTGTAGAACATACTCAGCAAGGCTTAGACCTATCCTGGATGTATGCCAGTGTAGCATTTCCATTCCGTTTGCTTTGTCGCTTGCAGCAGCGTTGAAGTGAAGTTCGATTGCTACGGAAGCTTTTTGTTCCTTTAGGTGCTTTACTAGCCAGTTCATGGCAGACGTATAAGATCCGTAGGTTCCTCCATAGTTATCAACAACAAATGAAGCAATTCCGTACTCCTGTAGATCTGACTTGAGGTATTCAGCAACCTTTTTGTTGTACGTCCATTCGTTTATTTGCCCACAGCTTACAGCACCTTTATCTCCTTTTCGGCTGTGTCCAACACAGATGGCAACGTTTAGGTCTTCTCTGGGGATGCTATTAGTTGGAAAGGGAACGGCTTTAGGTTTTTCCTTTAACTTCTCAAGTTCGTTGATATGCTCTATGGCACTGCTAATGTGTTCCTGTGCTTTGAACAGGTCTTCTTTAATGTCCTTCATATTTCCTCTACAAATCGTCGTTGTTAAAAAATGGTATCATGTGAGCAAGGGGTAATTCTAAGCCCACCTCGTTAATCCTAGAGCCAGTTAGGGCTATTCCTATGGTTCTTCTTATTACCAAAGTAGCTGTCTGACATCTTTCTAAGTTCTTCGTTAAGTAAATCTTCTTTTCTGTCTGCTATCTTTCTTTCTGCATCTTGAGACATTTGTTCTGCCCAATAAGCAACAGCGATAGCAAGAGCGTCAAGTCTGTCATCGTGAGTGATTGCTCCCCTGTCTCTAGTGATCCTGGAAAGCTGATACATGAGTTGGTATTTGAGTTGTGATTCAAGTGGGTAGTTCTGAGCCGAGCTAAAGTCATTTCGTATGACATCAGGAGAGACTACAAGTTTGTGCTGACTCATCACTGGTTCAAGTGTGTCGATGATCCTCTTTTCTTTTTGGATACTGTGGCGAACTTCCTCGATTGTGCATGGATGAACCTTACCGATAAAAGGTTTAAACAGTTCACTAAACATGCCGTCTCCAAAGTTACTTTCGACTATGATGTAGTTGACCTTGTGCTTCTTTGCTTTCATCGCAAGGATCTTCAGAACATCTTCACCATAACCACCTTGCATACCACCTGCGTCGGGAACGTATAGATAACCATTGAGCATTTTTACAATGGCCCAAGATGTTTCGTCTCGTCCTCTTCCTGAGGGGTCTATAGACATTACCGAGCCAGTGTATTTAATCATGTCTCCAACTTGCTTCATAGGTCTGTAGAACCTGTCACCAGTGAAGCCAACATTAGGGACATCGCCTCCCCAGATGAGGTCTGGACTTTGCGCCCATACTACTTTCTCTGGTGCTAACTCATCATCGATGTCCATTACCAGTAAGTCGTTTATCTTTAGCGGATAGCGATCAACATCAGACAGCCTACTGTCCAACATAAACTGCATAGCAAAACCTGCTTTGCCATAGCTTATTTCTCGCTCCGTCAAGTCCAGTTCACTAAACCTAAGTGGCTCAGTAGACTTACCTTCTTTTTCTTTCGACACGCAGAGTGGACTCACCCTTCCGAAGTATGTTTTTTCATTCTTTTCGGGAGTAATATATTTGCAAGTCCAGATACTCGCAGTGTAGTCTCTCTCAAGTAGTTTATTGTAGAGGGAGTCTTCGCACTGCGGAGTTCCTAGAAAGACGATTTTGGAGTCCTTGTCAGGTTTGAGTATCGATTCAAACTCCTTTACCTGCTCACCCAATTTGTCTCTCATGCCCTGAGTTGCCGAGTTGTTGGGGACTTCTACGTCATCCGCAACAATGATATCAGCCCTGCTACCTGTAAGTTGGGAGGATATGCCCAACGACTTTACGCTCGGTGCATGACTTGCAGGAGCAAGGCCAACATCAAAACTTATCTTTGAAAATCTTTGTGTAGCTGAAGGGATAAGAGGTTTAAGTATTGGCATTTCGTGGATGAGTCTCAGAGTAAATGTACTGAAGTCATCCGCTCTTGTTTTACTTGCAGAGCAGACAAGAATGTTCTTTGAGGGGTCTAGAAGTAGTTGATGGACAACGTATGCTGAACATATCCAGGATTTACCTACACCTCGAAAGCCTTGGATGACTGCTCGTCTTGATCCATTTTGCATCCAGTCAGCTATTTCATATTGGATGTCTGTGGGGTCTGGTAGGTTAAGATGCTTCCAAGCGAGGTATAAGAAATTCCTGAAGTCTTTTAGTTCTTCGGGAATAGGTTCTTGTGAAGACATGTATGTGTTAGCCGTTAGCTACTTCTCCTTCATTCTCTTCTTCGTCTTTAAAAGGAAGAATGCTAACAAGGTCTTGCATTTGGTTGTCGTGTTTGATTGAGGAATGAACGCCATTGTCTTTTAGATATTGTCTGATGCAGTTCACAAGGGAAGGGGTAGCTTCTCCTGATTGCACCTGATTGATCATCCAATCAACTGTGATGTTCTTGAGGAAGTCGTCTTTTTCCTCTGTAGTCATGTTACTGATATCCATATAGTTACTTATTCTTTTTACGTATTTCTGATATTATCTTTAGCACCATGTAAACAAGAGTAGCTGCACCAACTAATACAGCTAATATCTCGTTCACGTCGTTAAGTGTTATGTTGGCGAGAAGTCCTAAAACACCGACTGTGGGCGTTGTGAATTGATTGTTCATGTTATGAATTTGCCAAAGTGGTAACACTTCCAAGAGCACCTTTGTATTTCAAAGCTCCATTTTCTACATAAAGAATGCCCCCACCTGAAGGAGTAGAAGGAGCACTTCCGTTACTGATTTTTAACTGAGACGTTGTTGTCATTCCTCCAAGGGTAAGGTCAGTGACATTGTTTAGTGTGGTGTTGTTACCTGCTGCGTCTTCTTGAACTTCTTGTCCAACCAGTAAGGATTGTTTGTAAGCTGTATCTAGATCTCTTTCCGTAAGTCGTGCGCCATCGACAAAGTCTACTAAAGCTCCAGAACTTGTCTGTCTGTATATTCTTACTTTACTTACCGAGGGACTAAGAGAAGAAGGTAGTTCTGATAGAGTTACTGTTTTCGCTGTAGCATTCCTGGAGCTAATAGTAAATTGATGTTTGTCTCCGTTAGATTTTACTGCAAAAGCTTTTACGTCGTTTGCACTTATAACTTCTATTGGACTGTAGCTAAAAACAGCTTGTTGTAGTTCGTTAATACTTGATCCTCCTGTTGTATATTCAATGTATGAGTTAGCCATAAATTTT